GAGATACATTATCCCAAATGAATGTCCAGATTGTTACACAGTTAGAGATTTTTGTAGAGACCATAGTAAACTGGCAAGCCGATATGTGCCCAGTTCTTTTTAAGTTTTGTGAGTGGCGGAAAAGGTAACGCAATTCATCTTTGGCATCTTGGATAGACAAGACTGTAAGGTGCAACTCCTTACCTCACAAAACTTTTTAGTTGCTTTTAGAGAGAGCAGTATAGCAAAGTTGTGGCTAATTATGGTGCGGGCCATGCTCCTTTCAAGTTGCGTCAGGTTTTAAGTGCTTACATGACGCAAGCTGTACTGCTTTCTTTAAAGGCAACTAATTGGGACGCTCTTCCAGGTCAAAGCCGATGACATAGGCTGTAAATATATGTTGGCGAAGAGCACGATATGATTGTTGGTAGAAGGCTTGATCATATCAAAATTATGAAAGGTAAAAGATTGGAAGTGACTTTAAATGGCTAAGAGAAACATTAAAAAAGTTCCTGACGATCAGCCTCAGATAAAAAGTCCTCCTGTCTTAACACCTGAAGCGAGGGAAAACCAACTGATATCTTTGGCTATGGATCTCGTGGAACAACGTTTAAGAAACGGCACGGCCTCTAGTCAAGAGACAGTGCACTTTTTAAAATTAGGTTCAAGTAAGGAGAAGCTAGAGCAACAGATTTTAGCAGAACAAAAGAAGTTAGTCGTTGCTAAAACATCTGCTATTGAGTCTCAAGAACGAATTGATGAACTGTATGCTAATGCTATTAAAGCAATGCGTACATACTCTGGACAAAGTGAGGATAATGGTGATGTTTGAATACCCTACTTATTTAATTCACTATGGAACACTTGGACAAAAATGGGGTGTTCGAAAGTATCAGAACGAAGACGGTACTTGGACTGAAGAAGGTCTTAGAAGAAGACGAAAATATGTTTCAGATTCTGGTGATTTAACTAGAAGTGGACAAAAATATTATAAGAAATTACAAAAAGAAAAAGATAAAACACAAAATTTATTTTCAAGAAATAGTAGGACATTAGTATATTTACAAAATTCGCTTCCTTTTGAGAGTGAATCAGAGAAGGAATATAATGATTATTGGTTTAAAAAAGTTTTTAATGAAACAGTTAAGAATGTAGAGTATTCAAAAATAATAGATAGTGAACTATCTGCAATTGGGCAAAAGTATTTGGCAAAAGCTAAAGGATTCGACAAATCTGTTGATGATATATATATTGAAACAAATAAAAATGGAGAGAAAGTAATAAAATTCAAACAGAATGATGAGCCTAAACAAGAAATAAATAAAGAAGTAAAAACAAAAGAAAGTTATTTGAATGAGAAAGATTTAGATAGTTTACAATCTGATATAGATTGGGCTAAAGAAAATAAAGATTTTAGAGAAGAATTATTAAGTGAAATAAAACCAAAACTAGAAAAGTTAGAAAAAAATATAGATGATTCTGATATATTAGAATCATCTGAAAAAATATGGTGGATGAAAGACAGTGAAGCAAAAGAATTTTTCAAACAAAATAAAAGAATAAGTGATGCTACTGATTTGGCAATGAAAGTTGCTGGAGATGAATGGATTCAAAAATACATAAAATATTTTAATAATGATTCAGATTATGAGGTCAAAAAACCAAATAAATTATCATTTTTGCAAGCATCTATGAACTATCCTGATGAAACAAGAGCTAGCGGTTTAGTTCAAATTGCCGATCTAGCTAATAGAGGATATAGTAAAGATCAAATAATAAATATTGTAAAAGGATCTTCAATACTTTGGAATAACTATGATAATGAATTACGTAAAAAAGGCAAATTTGATACAATATATTCAATCAGTGCGTATGATTCGGAAGCAAGAGAAGATTTTATAGATAAATGTTGTAAATTAGCAAAAGAAAATATGCTTTCAGACGCTAAACAATCACGTATAAAATCACTTATTGCATCAGGAAAGTCACAAGAAGAAGTAGCAAAGATGTTAGGAGTTTCTACTTCGACAGTTAATAAATACAAATAAGGAGATCTAAAATGTTATCAAATACAGCGACTCCGATATATTACGGTGAATTCAGAGACGCTGTAATGAGAGGAGAAATAGCAGTCAATCGGTATATTTCAATGGAGATGAACCGAATTGACGATCTTATAAGAAATCCTGGTGTCTACTATGATGCAGAAGCAATGGATGGCTTCGTCAAATATTGTGAAGCAGAACTAACACTTACTAATGGTGATGACCTTCATCTGTTAGACACATTTAAACTCTGGGCAGAACAGGTATTCTGTTGGTATTACTTTGTAGAGCGTAGTGTTTATATTCCGCCTGATCCAGCAAACGGAATCAAGGGACACTATGAGAAGAAGATGATTAAGAAGCGCTTAGTTAATAAGCAGTATCTGATTATTCCAAGAGGTGCAGCTAAATCAATGTACGATTACTGCATTCAAGCATTTTATCTCAATGTAGATACTTCTACAACTCACCAGATTACTGTTGCTCCTACAATGAAGCAGGCAGAAGAGGTAATGTCACCGTTTAGAACTTCTATCGCTCGTGCACGTGGACCACTGTTTCAGTTTCTCACTGAAGGTTCGCTTCAAAATACAACAGGTTCTAGAGCAAATCGACAGAAACTCGCATCTACTAAGAAAGGAATTGAGAACTTTCTTACTAACTCTCTTCTTGAGATTAGACCTATGTCAATTGACAAGTTACAGGGTTTGAGATGTAAGATTGCTACAGTTGATGAGTGGCTTTCTGGAGATATTAAGGAAGATGTAATTGGTTGTATTGAACAGGGTGCGTCTAAGCTTGACGATTACCTTATTATTGCAACCTCGTCGGAAGGTACTGTAAGAAATGGTCCTGGAGATACCATCAAAATGGAACTTCTAGACATTCTTAAAGGTCAGTATGTAAATCCTCATGTATCTATCTGGTATTACACGCTTGATGATATTAAGGAAATTAATGACCCTGCAATGTGGATTAAGGCTAATCCCAATCTTGGTAAGACTGTTACTTATGAGACCTATCAGCTTGATGTAGAAAGAGCTGAGCAGGCACCATCAACAAGGAATGATATTCTTGCAAAGAGATTTAACATTCCTATGGAGGGCTATACATACTTCTTCACGTATGAAGAGACTAAGCCACATAGAAAGCAGGAATTCTGGTCCCTTCCTTGTGCTCTTGGAGCGGACCTTTCACAGGGTGATGACTTCTGTGCATTTACTTTCTTGTTCCCTCTTAGCAGAGAACGATTCGGAATTAAGGCAAGAAGCTACATCACATCGTTGACATTAAGCAAACTTCCTGCAGCTCTTCGTCTTAAGTATGAGGAATTCATTGACGAAGGTACTCTGATTATTCTTGAAGGTACTGTTCTTGACATGATGGAAGTATACGATGATTTAGATAAATTTATTAATGATAGTTCTTATGATGTAAGATGCTTTGGATTTGACCCATATAATGCTCAGGGATTTGTAGACCGTTGGTCAGCAGAAAATGGAGCATTTGGAGTTACTAAGGTAATCCAAGGTGCAAGAACAGAATCTGTACCTCTTGGTGAGATTAAGAAACTTTCAGAAGAAAGATTGCTTATATTTGACCAGGAGATTATGAGTTATACAATGGGAAACTGTATAACACTTGAAGACACGAATGGTAACAGAAAGCTCTTTAAGCAAAGACACGATGAGAAGATCGATAATGTAGCTGCTTTGATGGACGCCTATGTTGCATATAAAGCTAACAGGGAGGCATTTGTATGAGCGAGTATCCTACTTACCTAATTCATTATGGTGTCCCAGGGCAAAAATGGGGCGAACGAAGATGGCAAAATGATGATGGAAGCCTTACCCCTGAAGGTTATATTCATTATTATGGAAATAGAAATCGTGTAGGAAAATATATTGATACTGGATATGATGAAATAAAATTTAAAAAACGTTTTGGAAATAATGTATATAATAAAAGACATTTCGATACAACTTTGAAAGCAAATACAGAAAGGCTTCAAACTTTATCTTATGATGAAAATAGAACAAAAAATGTCGATATGTTTTATGCCTCTCACAAAACTTTAGACAACAGCGTTTATAAAGCTTTACTTAATAAACCAATACCAAAAGACATACTAGATGAAGATGGTAATGTAATTGGAACTGGTATGATGTATAGAAAAGCAATAATAAATTCTGTCAATAAAGATGTAAAAGTTGCTAGCGAAGATAGCGCAGCAAAAGAGTTTGGAGAGTTATATAAAAACGATAAGGATTTTTATAATTTTGTAACAGACAAAAATAGAATGAGAAAATATTTTGTTGATGACAAATACAAATTTAAAGGATATCGTGAAACAAGAGAAGTTCTTGAAAAAATGGATAAAGATCCTAAATTTATTCCGGATAGAAGCGATATTCAAAAAATTTATAGAATGTTTAATTATGTAATTCCATATGACGGTGGAAAGTCGGATAAAGTTGGTGCAGAAGATGTTAGAAAACAAAGAACTAAATTTTTTAATCGGTTATCTAATGCTGGATATGGAGCATGTTTAGATACTAATGATTCTATTTATAATGGCTTAAAAGCGTCATCTCCAGTAATTGTATTTGATATGAATTCAGTAATACCTAAAAATGTTTACAATACTAATATTAACGATAAAAGAGTTGGCATTGCCTCATTGGCATTTAGAAAAACATTTGGAATATAATAGAAAGGGGCCATTCATATGAGCGAATATAATTACCCTTCATATCTTATACATTATGGTATTGAAGGACAAAAATGGGGTGTAAGACGTTTTCAGAATGAAGACGGTACATATACAGATTCAGGATTACTTAGAAGAAAAGAACAACAGCATTTTGTTCAAGAGCAAAAGAAAGTAAATAGAAAGTTTGATAAATATACTGATAAGTTGCAGGCACGAGCTGCTGCAGGAAAAAGAATATCGAATAGACAAGTGCAGAAAGCAATAGATCTCGGAACAAAGCATAGGGCTCTTGATTATATTTCACAAAACCCTAGAGCGTATTTGCAGGCAAGAGGACTTAATAAAGCATCGAAAGCGAGAAATACTGTTGGCGTTGCCGCGTCTTCAGCGTTAATCGGCATTGCAGGTGTTGGCGGAGCTCTTGGTAGGCCAGACTCGGCTTTGGGATATGGTTCTTACGGTATTAGTGGTTTGACAACAAGTATAACACAAAGAAAGTTAGAAAAATTAGCAATAGACAAATGGATGGAAAGACAATATAGTAATGCAATTAATAAAGCAAGAAGTTTAACCATAAAAGATCTTGAAGCACATGGAATAAAAATGAAAAATAAAACGAGAAAAGATATTACAAGTAAAAAGTTCAAGATTATTAAATAAAGGAGGACATAAATGAAAAAACCAAATTATGTCTTCGATGATGAACTCTATCACTGGGGAATACGTGGCCAAAAGTGGGGAGAACGTAGATTTCAGAACGAAGATGGTTCATGGACTCCTGAGGGGCGTGAACGATATGGAAAAGGTGGCGATCGCGAAAAAATGCAAAAAGCGAAAGCCACATATACTGTACAAAAATACAAAGCAGATCTTAAATCTAAAGCCCAAAAAGAAAAAGACGTTAGAGCTGCTAAAGAAGAAAGAAATAGAATTAAAGAAAGTTCAAAAACAATGCTTCTTGCTAGAAAGAAGCAAAGTAAGTTTGATTTGCTTAATAAAAAAGAAAATACTAAACTTGAGAATCAAGGTAGATCTAAAATAGGACTTGGAAGAACTAAAGATATGTCTGATGAGGATCTTGCAAAGGCAATTAATCGTCTAAAGCTTCAAGCAGAGTATAATAAGCAATATACTCTTGCTACTCAACCAAATAGTATGCTAGTAAAAGCTGACAGATTCTTTGAAGGTCCAACTGGAAAACTAGTATCTGAATTAGCTATTAGAACTATACCAGATCTAACTAAGTCTATTGTTACAAAAGCATTGGAAACCAAAAAAGAAGATAGTGAATTAGATATAGAAAAGAAGAAAGCTGAAATTAGAAAGACGAATGCTAATGCACAATTCTTTGAAGCACAGGCTGCAGAAAAAATGTCATCATTGAATAAGGGTGACAATGATTCAAAGTATAAAGATCTTATACAATTACCTCCAGCATATCCTAATGCTCCTCGATCATCTGACATACCAAAAACGCAGGCCATCGAGACGTCTACAATAGGAAAAACAGTTAGACCAGACTCCTACAATATTCCTAAAACAGTTAGACCAGATTCTTATAATATCCCTAAGACATCAGCTCCAATAGGAAAAACAGTAGCTCCTGGTTATAGTATTATTCCTAAAACAACGGCTCCGGAGAAAAAGAAGAAAAAGAAATAAGGAAGGTAATTCAAAATGGGATTGACTTTTGGTGAAAGGCTTAAACATTCTTGGAACGCCTTCATGAATAAAGATCCTACGGAGGATAGAAGATACATAGAACTTGGTCCTAGCAATACTAGAAGACCAGATATGTTTCGTCCAACCCGTGGAACTGAAAAGACAATTGTAACTGCTATCTATACTCGTATTGCAATCGATGTAGCTAAGCTTGACATAGAACATGTTAAAACAGATAATAATGGTCATTATATTGATACTATTAAATCTGGATTAAATTATGCCCTTACAACAGAAGCTAATATTGACCAGACGTCTAGAGCATTTATGCAGGATGTTGTTATGTCAATGTTTGATGAAGGTGTTGTTGCGATTGTTCCAGTAGATACTACTTACAACCCTCTTAAGACTGGTTCTTATGACATACAAACAATGAGGGTTGGTAGTGTTGTCGAATGGTTTCCTCAGTATGTTAAAGTTAGACTTTACAATGACAGAACTGGTAAGCATGAAGAAAAGATACTTCCTAAAAAGATGGTTGCTCTTATAGAGAATCCGCTTTATGCTGTAATGAATGAACCGAATTCAGTAGCGAAGAGACTTATTAGGAAGTTAAATATTCTTGATGCTGTAGACGAACAATCTGGTTCTGGAAAACTTGACCTTATTATTGGTTTGCCTTATGTTATCAAAAATGAGGCAAGAAGAGAGCAAGCTGAACGAAGACGTAGAGATATAGAAGAACAGTTATCTGGATCTAAATATGGCATTGCATATACAGATGGAACAGAACATATAACACAGCTGAATCGATCTGTAGAGAATAACATGTTTAATCAGATACAGTATCTTACTGAAATGCTTTATAATCAGCTTGGCATGACAAAAGGCGTATTTGATGGAACAGCCTCTCCTGAAGAGATGCTGAATTACCAATCTAGAACAATTGAACCTATTGTTTCAGCTATTATTGAAGAGATGTCTAGAAAATTCTTAACTAAGACAGCTCGTTCTCAGAATCAGGCAATAATGTTCTTTAGTGATCCGTTTAGTATGACTCCTACGGATAAGATAGCTGACATTGCTGACAAGTTTACACGTAATGAGATTCTTTCTTCTAATGAAGTTAGAGGTATCATTGGTTATAAACCTGTTGACGATGCAAGAGCTGATGAACTTAGGAATAAGAATATTAATAAGTCTGATGAAGAAGTTAATAGCGAACCAGTTACAACAAAACCAGATAATACTCCAATTAATTCAATTTAATAAACATTATGAAAGGAGAAAAATTCAAAATGAAATACGATTTTAGTGGATATGCCACTAGAAACGATCTTAAGTGCTCAGATGGACGAACAATTCGTGCTGGAGCATTTAAGGAATGTTCTGGTAAGGTTGTCCCTCTCGTATGGCAGCACCAGCATGATGACCCTATGAATGTTCTTGGTCATGCTCTTCTTGAAGAAAGAGATGACGGAGTATATGCATACTGCTCATTCAATGATACGGAACCGGCTAAACAGGCAAAGAGTCTTGTTCTCCACGGCGATGTAAACCAGCTTTCTATCTATGCTAATAAGCTTGTTCAGAAATCTGGTGATGTTCTCCATGGTGCTATTAGAGAGGTAAGCCTTGTTATTGCAGGAGCAAATCCTGGTGCAATGATTGACAATGTCGGCATGGCACATGGTGAAGATGGCGAAACAGACGAAGCAGTTATCTATAACAATGATTTCATTGACAATCTTGGTGGTGAGTTTGAAGATTCAGTAGAACACGCAGACGAAGATAAAGATAAAGATGAAGAAGTTATCGAGCATGCTGATTCTGAAGATAAGCAGGAGGAAAAGAAGATGCCCGAAGATTCCGGTAAGGAAAAGACTGTTCAGGATGTCATTGATACTATGACAGAAGAGCAGAAGAAAGTTATGATGTACCTTGTAGGTGTTGCCGCAGAAAAGGGCGGTGCAAAAGAAACAGATGATGAAGGAGAAGAAGAAATGAAGCACAACGTTTTTGATGGTTCTGATGAGTACAAGGGTTCTGAAGATCAGGCTGAGCTGACTCATTCTCAGATTGAGACAATTCTGAGAGATGGTAAGTCCTGTGGTTCCCTCAAGGAATCTTTCCTTGCTCACGCAGATGAGTATGGTATTAAGGATATCGACTGGCTGTTCCCTGAGGCTAAGACCTTCCAGGATAAGCCGGAGTTCATCTCAAGAAAGATGGAGTGGGTCTCCACAGTTATGAGTGGAGTTCACAAGTCACCTTTCTCTAGAATTAAGTCCATGTTTGCTGACATCACAGAGGATGAGGCAAGGGCTAAGGGTTACATCAAGGGTAACCTTAAGAAGGAAGAGGTATTCTCGCTGCTTAAGAGAACCACAACTCCTACTACAATTTATAAGAAGCAGAAGCTTGATCGTGATGATATTATCGACATTACTGATTTTGACGTAGTTGCTTGGATCAAGGCAGAGATGAGAGTAATGCTCGACGAGGAAATTGCTCGTGCTATTCTCGTTGGTGATGGTAGACTTGCTTCTGACGACGACAAGATTAACGAAGACAACATCCGTCCTATCTGGAAGGAAGCCGATCTCTTCTGCCTTAAGAAGGAAGTTACAATCGGTAAGGATGATGATGAGACAGCAAAGAACTTCATCAGAGCTACTATCAAGTCTAGAAAGGACTACAGAGGTTCTGGTAACCCTGTTCTCTTCACAACTGAGGACTTCCTTACCGATATGCTCCTCCTTGAGGACTCTATTGGTCATAAGCTCTATAAGACAGAGGGTGAACTTGCTACTGCTCTCCGTGTTTCCAAGATTGTTACGGTTCCTGTAATGGAGAACCTCACAAGACAGGTAACAAAGAACAATGCTGCTTACACAAATACTCTTATGGGTATTGTTGTAAACCTCAACGACTACAATGTTGGTGCTGACAAGGGCGGCGCAATCAGCATGTTCGACGACTTCGATATCGACTACAACCAGCAGAAGTATCTCATCGAGACTCGTTGCTCTGGCGCCCTCACAAAGCCCTTCTCTGCAATTGTTCTCGAGAAGTCTGTTGCAAACAACGGTTGATGATATTTTAACTTATTAGGAGGAAATAATTATGGACAAGATTTTCCAGCAGGCTAAGGATAAGAATGTAGCAGCTGTTCTTATTTATGAGAAGACAGCCGAGACGAAGGCATACAAGGATGCCGCTTACACTGTTCAGTATAAAACAAGTGAGCTTAAGGATGCGTTCCTTAAGGGCGCTGTTGTTGTTCTCGCAGCTGGTGGATATGCAAAGCTTGTCGGCTACTCCGAGACATCTAGTGTCGGATCTGTCGACTATGTAAAGAATGGAGATTCTATTTCTATCGTATCTCTTGCAGCTGTTGCCGATGCTTGATTAATAGGAGAAAATCATGGCTAAGTATTATGGAAAAATCGGCTTTGCTACAACTTCAGAAGATCGACCTGGTGTTTGGGTAGAACATTTCACAGAACGTCCTTACAGCGGTGATGTTCTTAACAATACCAGACGAATCGAATTTCCTGAAAAAGTCGATGCTGATATTAACATTACAAATCGTATAAGTATAGTAGCAGATCCATATGCTAAGCTGAATTTTCACTCTATGCGTTATGCGGTTTACTTGGGTACTAAATGGAAGATCTCTAGTGTCGAAGTTCAGTACCCAAGATTAATCCTAAATCTTGGAGGAGTATATAATGGATAACAGAATAGAGTTTCAGAGTAAACTGGAACAGCTTCTGGAGTCTAGAAATGTATACTTTCAACCTCCAGAAAATGTAAAAATTAAATACCCAGCGATAATCTATTCAAGAACAAGAATAGATTCTAGATTCGCTAACAATAATGGTTATAAACTCGATCATGCATATCAAGTTGTCTATGTTCACTTTGATCCGGATGACCCAATCATCGATAAGTTGGCTCTGTTTCCAACTTCTAGATTTCAGAGAGAATTTACATCAGACAACTTGTATCATGACGTGTTTATTATATACTACAAATAGGAGGAAATTTCCCTATGTCAAGACTTGAATGGGATAAGACAGGCGAAAGACTGTTTGAAACCGGTACTAAGAACGGCGTACTCTATGTTTATGATGGAACAAAGGCCAATGAATCAACAGGACCTTATACTCCTGGTATTGCTTGGAATGGTCTTACTGGTGTTACTGAGTCACCTTCTGGTGCAGAGGCTACAGCACTTTATGCTGATGATATTAAGTATCTTAACCTCTATTCGGCAGAGGAGCTTGGTGCTACTATCAATGCTTACACATATCCTGATGAGTTCGCTGTATGCGATGGCTCTGCTGCAATCACAATTGGTACTTCAGCTCCGATGTCTGTAGGTCAGCAGGCTAGAAAGACATTTGGTCTTTGCTACAGAACAGCTCTTGGTAATGATACCGATGGTCAGGACCATGGTTACAAGCTCCACCTTCTTTATGGTTGTAATGCATCTCCTTCAGAGAGGTCTTACGAGACAGTAAATGATAGCCCTTCTGCTATCACTTTCTCATGGACAATTACAACCACACCTGTTGCTTGTGTAATCAATAATGTAACATATAAGCCTACGGCTCTTATTACTATTGATTCTACAAAGTGCACAAAAGCTGGACTTACGGCTCTTGAGAACGCACTTTATGGCGTAAATGCTGGCACTGGTGTAGAAGCAGCAGATCCTTATCTCCCGCTTCCTGCTAAGGTTTATGAGCTTCTTTCTACTCCCGGTGGAAACGGCTGATTTAACAATTTAATGGCGGGTATTCAGTAAGGCTGGCCCGCCTTATTTTTAATCTTGAAAGGACACTAAAACTATGTTAAAGAAAACAGTTACTTATGAAGATTTCGATGG